GCGGGACCGACCGACGCAGGCCTAGGCGCCCACCGCAAGCCCGCCGCGCAGCCTTCCGCCGCCCTGCCTCCCCCGCGCGCCGGATCGCCGCGATAGGGGTGGGGCCGGAATGTTCCGTAGGGGGGGGGTATCAGCCGATCCGTGGCTCATGCTGCTTACCGGCGGGGGGACACGATCTTCCACCAATCTGATGAAATGACCATTCTCCCGATGTGCGAATTGGCCGATGACGCCATTAGTCGGCGCGAAGAACTCGCCCGGCGCCGCGCGCTCCTTCACTCGATGCTGTCGCGCCCATTACACAACATTAGCGTCGCGATGCGATCCGCGCGAGTATCGCGCCCGCCTTCAACCAGTATCGGGACACCCGACATGGACAATCAGCAACTCCGCACGCGCCGCAACGGGGATCACGTGCCGCTTCCCGACACGAAGGTCCAGCCGCTCGTGGCGCTGACGAAGCCGCAGATGGCGACCTTCACGCGGCTGGCCGCCAGCCGTCCCGGCTTTTGGACCGCTGCCGACCTCGGCAACCTCACCGTCGCCGCAATTTCCGAATGTCGCCTCATGGACGCTTTGGTCAGCGATCCCCCAACTCCCGCCATCACGCTACAGAGGATCAACCGCGTGTATTCGGAGGCGATCCGGGAGTTGAGACTCACGCCGCGCTCGCGTGCTTCCAACACTGCGAAGACGCCCGAACCGGAGAACGAAGGGGAAGCCCTTATCAGGACCGGCGCGCGGATGTCGGCGGCACCGTGGGAAACGCGAGGGAACTAGCGCACAACCTTTCCAACAGCCCTGACCAACATAGGCGTGCGCTTGAACCCTCGCGAATGGCGGTTTGCCCACGCCGCCTTCGCCGCCCAATTCGGCTCACCACGCGCACGCGGCGTGTAGCCCGGCTCCGGGTCATCGATGTCGATAATCGCAATCACCGGCTCCACAGCGACCAGCCGGAACATGGCCGAAATGCCGGCGCGATCCGGCTCACGATAGGGTCGCATTTCGCCACTTTCGATCATCGGCAGGATTTCGGCAGTGGGCTCACGCACATGGACCACCACGCCATCCGAGACGCGCACCAGCATCAAATCTGCTGGCCACTCATCGACAGGCGCGACCTCCCCCGGCGCCGCGACCTCTTCCGCCACGCGAGGTCCACGTTTCTTCACCGCCGCCAGCCGCGCGACCTTTTCCTCATGATGAGAGACGTGCTCCGCCTCGACAGCCTTCACGCGACGGCGCAAGTCAGGCGTCATTGCACCGACCTTCTGCGCGAGGCTGACGAAGACAGACAGCCTCGCGCCGCGCCCGTCCTTCGTCATGTCCGATGACATGAGCACTTTCGCGACCTGCGCCTGCTTCACGCCAATCGCTCGCGCTTCGATGCTCACGAAGAGCCTCCGCGCAGCACACGCATCCCGGATTGCAGTCGCGAGGTCAGCCCGCAACTGTCTCTCTGCCTCGCTCATGCTGCCTTTCCGAAACACGTCATGGACCTCCGTCTCTCGCTCGGAGCGCGAAGAATAGCGCGCCCGGATCGCGCCGAAATCCAAGAACTCCCGGCGCCGCGAGGAAAAACACGCCCGCGCATTATTCATAGAATACGACAGAGCACTGAATATCGTATCCTCCCGGAAGACGCGAGGAAGAATAGATCATGGCGAACCTTCTGACCCGGACAGCCAGCCGCGCGGTGAGCGGCCTTCGCCGTTCCATCCTTCGTGGCCTCGGCGTGCCGTCCAATCTGCCCGTCAATTTCTGGCAGCTTGGGATGGACCTCCAGAAGCACGACGGCTCCCCAGCAGTGGAAGCCTGCGTGAGCGCCATCAGCCAGACGGTGGCCATGCTCCCCATCGAGCACTGGCGGAAGGATGCGGACGGTGGCCATACGCTGATCACTGACAGCATCGCGTCGCGCGTCCTTCGGAAGCCGAACGCCTATCAGTCGCGCGCCGACTTCTTCCTGAACCTGGTGCGGGCGGAACTCCTTTCGGGCAACGGCTACGCGCTGGCACTGGAAGACAGCAACTTCCAGATCGAAAGCCTGCATCTCGCCTCCAGCCCTTCGACCTTCCCGATGATCGCGACGGACGGCACGGTGTTCTATTCGGTCGCGCTATCCGACATCGGCCAGGGCATCTTCAAGCAACCGCAGCTGATGGTTCCCGCCGACAAGGTGCTCCACGTCCGCGCTGCGGCGCCGCGCCATCCGCTGATCGGGGAAAGCCCGATCCTCGCCGCACAACTCGCTGTCCAATCGGGCGAAGCGATCAGCGCGCACCTCGCCGCCTTCTTCAGCAACATGAGTCGCCCCAGCGGATACCTCAGCGTGCCCGGCACTCTGAGGTCTGAGCAGGGCGAAAAGCTGCGCGAGGAATGGACGAAGGCATTCAGCGCCGGTGGTGCAGGTCGCGTTGCCGTTCTGCAAAATGGTCTTTCGTGGCAGCCGCTCACGATGAGCGCCGTGGATGCAGAAATCATCAAGGCATATTCGCTGACGGTGCATGACGTGGCGCGCGTGTTCCGTGTCCCGCTTTCGATCATCGGTGAGAGTGGTGGCCAGACGTATTCCAACACAGAGACGCTGATCAACTTCTGGCTGGCCTCCGGTCTTTCGTTCGTGCTGGAGCACATCGAACTCGCGCTGGACGCGCTGTTCCAACTCCCGCCGAACGAGTTCCTGGCTTTCGACATCGACGCGATCCTGCGCGCCGATTTTGCATCGCGCGTGGACGCGCTGACGAAGGGCATCCAGGGCGGTCTGTTCAGTCCGAACGAAGGCAGGGCACGCGAAGGACTCAAGCGCGCGGCCGCAGGCGATGAGCCACGCCTCCAGGCGCAGGTGGTCCCGCTCTCCTTCGCGTCGATGACCAACAAGCCCGCTGCGCCTTCCGCTCCCTCGGCTCCCGCCGCCGGGAAGGCCGCGCGCCTCGCGAAGATGCGCGCGCACATGAACCTGAAGGAGACTGCGTGATGAATGTCCGCACGCTGCCCGAACCGGAAGACGACGAAGACCTCACCCTGCTCGATGTCGTGAAGGAAGCCATCGCCGCCAGTGAGGCGCGATCCGCCGCCGCGCTCGCCGCCGCTGTCGAAGAACTCCGCACTGAGTTCGCACAGGCACTCGCGCTCGCGCAGAAGGACATGGAGATTGCCACCCTTCGCGCAGCCCTGGCCCTGGCCTCCCCCGGCGCCGCGTCGCCTGCGCCCGCACCTCCCCTCCGGACGGTGGGAGGTCGCTGACATGATCACCGTCGCATCCTTCGCTGCGGAGGTTCCGCCAGAAGAGCCGGTGTTCACGCTCAGTGACGCAATGGCCTTCTTCAACCTCGGTCGCGAGTTTGAGCAGGACTGCCAGAAGATCATCGCCACCAACAACATCGCAGCGGTGCTGGAACTCGGCACGAAGCTGAACAAGGACATCGCGACCCTCAGCGAGCCTGCCCTGCGGCGCCGCGAAGGACAGGAACGCGCTGTCCTCAACGCGCATCGAAGAACCGACCTCGCAGCACTCGCTGCGAAGATCGCTGACCCCACGCTGGCGGAGGTCTTCATCAACGCCGCCTCCGCCACCGCCCACGACCCGAAGAAGGACTGATCCAATGACCATCAACCGCGACATCGAGGAAGGCTTCCGTGCTGCGGCTCGCGAGCCGGTGCGCGAGTTCGGCTATCTTCGCGCGCCCGGCGGCCAGCCGGGTGTCCGTGCGAACGTCTCCGCCGCCGCACAGCGCACGCGTGATGCGATCCGGCGCGACCTCTCCGCCTTCGCGGTGAAGTTCCCGCACATTCACGTGGCGCATCTCGGCGGCTTGAAGGGCGGAAACGCAGGCGGCACCAACATCGCCATGGTGTCCAATCTGGCGAACGACAAGAGCGTGATCATCAAGTGCGATGAGCACGGGGTCGCCAACATGGACGCTGCAACCGCGATCCACGCGGTTCGCTGACGTGAACTCCCCCGGCGCCGCGAAGGGTTTGGTCATCGTGTCGGAACGCAATTCCGCCGCGCTGTCCGAACTCACGCGTGCTGCCGGTGAACTGCTGAAGGCAGGCCGCGCATTCGTCGCTGACGTTCGCTCGCCGGACACCTATCGCGCCGTCATCGCCGCGCACGAGGAAGTGCTGACTGCCGAAGCAGCATACTTCATGGCGGCAGGTGAAGTGCGGCTCACGTCACAACCATGGCGAAACCGCAAGACGTTCAAGCCGCCGCTCGTGATGCGCTATCGCCCGTCCATCCCCGGCACGGAGGAATTCACAGTGCAGTATGCCGCACAGAAGAACCTCGCAGCCTTCAACGACTTCTGGACCCGCGACCGCGCCGCGCTCCGCCGCTACCTCACGCGCCTCCGCAAGAAGCACTTCGTGAAGAGGTCACCATGCTCCCTCTCGTTCCCATCGAAGAGTTCCCCGGTAGTGCTGCCGATGACGCGACCCTCGCCGCGCTCTCCGGACGCGACATAGTCGTGGGCGTCCCTTCGCCCGCCGTCGCTCGCTACCTCGAAACGCGCGACGCCATCCGCGACCTGCGCAGCCTCGCCGCATCGGTGCGTGCAGCCGCCAACGCGCAGCCGCAGCCGATCATGGAGCCGCCGCCTGCGCCTCCGCCGCCACTGCCCGAAGGCGAAGACGATCCCCCGGCGCCGCGCCCGCCTTCGCCCGCGCTGAATTAAGGACACCCGCACCATGTCCACTGCTGCTCTAACCATCGCCTTCGACGCGCGCATTGGGAACCTCGAAACAGCACTGCGCCGCACTGAGGCATCCCTGAAGCGGACGGAGCGGCAGGCGAGCGAGACGACCACTGCCGTCTCCCGAACCTTCAGCAGCATCGGCACAACTGCCTCCACCGGCCTGGGAGCCGCGACGCGCGCACTCGGCCTCTTCGGGACGGCGCTCGCCGCTATCGGCGTGACCTCCGGTATCTCCGCCGCGCTGCAATCCATTTCCAGCCTGTCGGATGCCGCTCAGCAACTCGGCGTGACTTCCGGCTACCTCGCCGCCTTCCGCGATGCCTTCAACGAAGCTGGTGGATCTTCGGAACAAGCCGGTCAAGCCATCACCCGCATTGGCCAGCTGGTGGGTGATGCGGAGCGCGGCAGTGCCGAAGCAATCAACACCTTCGCCGCTCTCGGCATCGCCTTCCGGAACGTGGACGGCTCCGCCCGCTCCACTGAGTCAGTGATGAATGACCTGGTGGGGAAGATCAACGATACTGAAAGTCAGACTGAGAAGCTGTCCCTAGCTGCCGAACTCGTGGGCCGTCGCGCGGCACCCGCCTTCGTGGCAGCAATCTCGCAGATGGATGGCAGCGTTGTCGGATACCTGGAGCGGCTGCGCGCGCTCGGCATCGTGGTGGGCAACGACACACCCGACAAGATCGACAGCCTCGGCACCGCGTTCAATCGCCTTGGTCAAACGATGGTGGCTTCCATCGCGGATGCCACTGCGTCGATGGAGCCGGAACTCTCATCGTTCTTCGAATGGGCAACGGCGCAGGTCGCCTCGCTGGGCGCGTCCTTCCGGCAGTTCATTGCCACGTCACGCCGCCTGAGCGATCCCGGCATCCAGGCCATGCAGAACGACGCTGCGGCGGCGCAGGTGGCCATTCGTGACCTGACGAATGAAGCCCGTGCGCTCGAAAGCGAACGCCCCGTCTCTTCGATCCTCGACAACCTCCGTCCCGGCGCACGCACGCAGGAGGCAATTGACCGGGCGATCCTCGCCAATCGTGCTGCGATGGCTGAGGCGGAGCGAAGGCTGGCCGTCGCTCGTGCTGCGGAGGCGATGCGTGCCAGGGAGTTGGAGCCTATCCCTGGACCTCCCCCGGAGCCGCCGGGCGAAGCCGCCGCGCCTCCGTCGCGTGTCTCAGCAGCTGCCGGCGCCGCGAGGGAAACTGTCAGTGAGATGGAGCGGCTGGCCGCTCGCCTCGCCGCCAGCACGCGCACTCCGCTGGAGCAATTCCGCACGTCCTCGGAAGAAGCCCTGCGCGTCTTCGCGTCCACCGACCCGCGTGTCCAGGCCGCATTGGGAGGCTTCGACACTGTCTCTCGCGCCGTCAGCGAATACGCTGCGACCTCCTACACCGCACTGACCTCGGCTGGCGTCTCTTCGGAGGCTGCGCAGGCGAAGGTGATGGGCATGCTCGGCACGATCCAGGCGACGCTGCCGCAGGGCAGTGAGGCATGGCGCCGGTGGGGAGAGGTCGTGTCGGGTGCGCAGGAAGCCGTGCGCCGCTCCACCACTGCGACCGAGACGGAATTGGACAAGGCTTCCAACGCAGCCGGGAAGAACGTGACCACTGCCATCGGCACCGTGATTTCTTCCATCGCGGTGGAGGGTGCGACGCTGGAGGATGCTTGGAAGAAGCTGACGCAATCCATCCTGAAGACGGTGGTGGATTTCGTCTATCAGATGACGGTCCAGGCTGCGATCCTCGCCGCCTTGAAGGCCGCATTCAAAGGCTTCGGCGGCATCCTCCCCTCGGCCAGCGTGGGTGGTGGCGGTGGCGAGGGACGATCCTTCGCGGGCTTCCCGGCGGAAGGCGGAGACAGCCCCGGCGCCGCGCTCTTCTCTAGGTCGCTCGGCATCGACGGTGGCGTATCCATCGGGCGCGGCCTCGTGCCGACCATCGAAGCCTCCGAACCATCCACCACAATCGTGAACGTGGTCAACAATTCGACGGGCACCCGGACTCAGCAGCGTGAGTCCACGGACAGCCGGGGCAATAAGACGATTGAGGTGATGGTGCTCGACATCGTCCGTGGTGGCCTCGCGTCCGGTCAGCTTGATCCCGTCATGTCGCAATCGTTTGGCGTCGGGCGGCAGGGCAGGGTCTGATCGCCCTTCGCCAGCGGTCACTCGCGCGCGGTCGATCACGACATTGTGATTGGACAGAAATGCGATTGATAATGGGATAATGGGTGTGCGGATGCACATCGCCTCCGCATTTCCACTCATGCGGAGAGAGACATGGCGAAGACGACGCAGCGCGCAGTCACGAAGGCTGAGGCGCGTCCGGTAGAGTTTGAAGCCCGCATCCGGCTCGACGGTTTGGGCGGGCCTGACCTCATCATGCAGGTGACCGCGCTGTCACCCGGCCTCGCGATGGTGAGCATCGGTGATGTTCGGTTCCTCATCGGCGCGAATGATGCGGATCGCATCAGCGCCGTGCTTGACCTCGCGACGGAAGGTGACCCTTCGCCCAGCATGTAGAGGATCGCCTAGCGTGGCCGCCTACAGGCCTTCGCCCTTCGGCCCGCCCGTCTTACCGCGACGCCCGCCCGGCGCCGTCCCGGACCACGGCAAGCCGCTCCCGGCTCGGTCCCGGAGGGGGAGCGGCGCCGGTCCTTCGGTCGGTTCTCAAAAGTGCTGGAAACCCCCGCGAAACCCGGACCGAAATTCGATCAGTCAACAGGGTTTCGCTCTTCGCGGAAACCCAGGGATTTCCTGGGGTTGCTGGTGCCGGCACGCGGATTTGAACCGCGGACCTACTGATTACGAATTACCAGTTTGGCGCCGTCGCCCGCCTTCGCTCCCCCTCGCTTCATCTGATAAAACTGTTTGATTCCGGCATATTACAGGCGAGAAGGGCCTTCGGAAGCCTTCGCTTCCGGTCGCTTCCCATAGCACCTGCGAAACCCGGACGAAACCCGGACTGGACAGGGGGAGCGAAACCCCGGACTGTCGCCTGAAGGAATTGAACGATGACGAAGAAGAACCCCGGCGCCGCGCGCGCTCCCGCCCGGCCTCCGACACGCCTGACAGTGAAGTCAGTAGAGGCGGCTGGACCGGAGCGCGGTCCCGGCGGGGATTTGGTCAGGACGGAAATCACGGACGCGCTGGTGCCAGGCCTCCGGCTCGTGATCCAGGTCAGCGGCTCCAAGTCGTGGGCGATCCGCCACCGGATCGGCGGGAAGCCCGCGAAGGTGACGCTCGGTGCCTACACGCCCGTCGCCTCGGATGCCGCGCCCGCCATCGGTGGTCTTCTCACGCTGGACGATGCCCGCACCCTCGCCCGCGACGTTCTGGCGCGGCTCGCCGCTGGCGAAGACGTATCCCCCGGCGCCGCGAAGGATGATGACGCGCTGACCTTCGCGGAGGCTGCGTGCCGCTACCTCGCCCGCGACGCGATCCGGCGGAAGACGTTCAACCAGATTGCCCAGAACCTCGGCTACAAGCGCGCTGATCTATCGAAGGGGTGGACCACCGACAACCTGGTGCTGGATGCCTCTCGCCGCTCGCCTGTCGGGGAGTTCGGCGCGCGTCCCTTCACGTCGATCACGAAGCGGGAAATCGGGCGGCTCGTGGACGGGATCGCAGCGACCCGGAACGGCGCCGGGAACGGCGCGCTAGGTTCGGTCGCGCGGCTCTATTCGTGGGCTGTCGGCGCCGGGCTGGCGGAGATCAATCCGGCAGTGGGCTTGAAGAAGCCGGTGGTGATCAATGCGCGGGACCGGAGCCTCAGCGATGACGAATTGAAGACCGTCCTGGCGGCGCTCAAGCGCATGGACGCTTCTCCCGCCTATCTGCGATCCCCCTTCGTGGCCGCCACGCGGATGCTGGTGCTAACCGGCTTGCGCCGCAATGAGGTGGCGGAAATGACATGGGCAGAAATCGGGGAGGACGCGATCACTCTCCCTGCCGAAAGGATGAAAGGCGGCATCGTGCATTCCTGCCACCTGACAGACGCCATGCGGGCAATCCTCGCCGCCCGCCCGGTGTTCGCTGGGTGCGACTACGTATTCACCACCAACGGGAAGACGCCGATCAGCGGCTGGTCCAAGTTCCTCGCCGCGCTCGCGAAGGAGACGAAGGGCATGCCGCATTGGACCCCGCACGATTTGCGCAGGACGATTGCCAGTGGCCTCGCCGCATTGGGCACCAACCTCCCGACGATAGAGAGGCTTCTGGCGCACAAAGGCCAGTCGTTCAGCGGCGTTGCCGGCATCTACCAGCGGCACTCGTTCGCTTCGGAGATGCGGGCTGCGCTGGAAGCATGGAGTGCGCACGTGGCAACTTTGGAACCACACGGCGCCGCGTGATGGTGCTGAACGGAAAAGGGGGAAGGCTGCTGATGACAGCCTTCCCCCTTCCGCGCTGACAAAGTGTGGCGCAATGCCAGCACCGGGAGCGGCGGCTCCCGAAGGCGCGGAAGATCGCCTTCAGCCTGCTAAAAACGGACACTCGCTTGCCTTCGTTTGCCTGCCATTCAGCGACGCCGCGATTTTCTCTTTTCTACCAGCGGCCTTTCGGTCCATCTTCGTCTCAGGCGGTCAAGGGTGGGTGTGGCGCCTCCCCGATCCAATCCGTCTTGAGCCAGATGCCGAACCACAGGGGATGGCAACCCACCAGTTGACCGGCCCGGCGGGGCGCGAGGGGAACGCCACTCTTCCCTTCGCAACGGTGCAACCCTTCCTCCAACGACACACATGCGTGCGTGCGACGGAGAAGGGTGCATCTCCGTGGCAGCATCTCGCCCGACCTTCGCCCTTCGTCCTTCGCGCGCTCCAACAGGAGCCCATCGACGTGACTGTGCGAATTCAATCCAACGCTCTTCGCGATCCGCCCGAACCGGAGCGGCTGCCGAAACTCCCCCGCCTCTACACTGAGAAGCAGGTCGCCCAGGCCTTCGGCGTGACCGACAGCGCGATGTATCGCTGGCGGCTTAAGGGCATCATCAAGCCCGTGCTGATTGGCACGCGCGTCTTCTACACTGAGGAAGAGATCGCCCGGTTCCGGCGCGAAGGTGCGCCTTTCGAGGGGAAGCGCGCGGCGCCGCCGCCTCGCGCGCGACGCATGGCCTGACCCCTTCCTCCCGCGAGCCGCACACGAGGGTGGAAGACCTCGGCTAGTCGCGCAGCGCCGGAAGGAAGGGGATGCCGCTGAGGGAGCGGCGGCAACTCTACTTCGCCCGGCACCGCGACGCCGCAGGATTTTCTCCGTGTGTGTCGGCTCGCTTCAACGACATGAAGCGAAAGGCAATTCCAATGACCATCATCAACCTCGGCCCGCGCACGCGCGGCTCCGTGACAGTCCTGTCGGGTGACTTCTACCTGGGGACAGCGATGCCCAACGATGCGAAGAGCCGGAAGGCGCGGCACGACGATTTCCTGAAGGCCATCGTCCCGAACTTCAGCACGCAGCCGAAGAAGCAGGACAACTACCAGATCAGCGAGAGTTCGCCCTATGGGATGTCCATCTTCAACGGCCACAACTCGCTGCATGACCATGAGTTCCCGCCGCTCCGTATGGCCTTCGAGTTCGTGAGCGCGGCGCTCGAAACCCTCGGCCTCCTTGACCATCAGTTCCTGATCAACACGAAGCACTTCTCGACTGAGTTCACTGCGCTCGTGGCGCAGCCCTACACCCCGACTGACCTCATGACCGAGAAGCTGGAACGCATCAGCCCGCTGCTGGCGGATATGGGGATGGCCGCGACGATCCTGCCGCGCTCCGCCTCGCCGCACTATCCGGACGGGTGCAGCGTCTTCATCATCACCCTGGAGCCGAACGACAAAACGAAGCGCGCTGTGACGATGGGCGCTGCGATGCTGTTCTATTCGTCGCTCGGTCGCGTTATCCGGATCGGCAGCGGAGGTCGCCCTTGGATCGCTCGGTTCAACTCTGACCCGGAAGACAATGTGGCGGGTGGCGCCTTCCTGGCGGAAGTGGTCGGCGCTTCGATTGACCCGGCGCGTCTCGTAAGAGAGGCGAAGGAGTATGTCGCCACCACTGACGATCCGTGGGGTGAGAACTGGTATCTGGCAGACCTGAAGGAAGGCCTGGATGCCCCTGCGCCGCAGAAGGCCATGACCTTCGATCTGTCTTCGCCCATCGTCGTGGCGGGGATGTGAGCGATGAGCGGTATGTTCAAGGAAATGAGTGTGGTCAGTCAGGCTCCAGACCACACAACACCGAACACGATCCGGATGATGGACACGGAAGCCGTCCTCGCGCTCGCGCTCGCAGCGCCAGGGGATGTTCCGCGCGACCTTCGACGGACTGCGAAGGCGGAGTTGCGGCGACGGAAGATCAACACGAAGGCGAAGGGAGGCGCATCGTGACCCGCCCTTCGACAGTGGACAACCTGACCTTCCTCCAAGCAGTCTTCGGTGCGGAGTGGGAGCGCGCGCACCTCGCGTGCTTCTCCGGCGACCCGACCAGTGCTGACCTCGACAGGCGCGTTTGGGCAGGCGGCGCCGCGAAGGAAAAGGCTGCGTGGGCCATCCCCACACGCAACAATTACTTCACCGTGTCGCTCTTCGACCGCGACGTAGAGGGGATCGCGCGGCGCCGGAAGGCTCTCTTCCGGTCCATGCATATCGTCGTGGTGGATGATGTGGACGGGAAGAAGGTGCGCCCGGAGACGGCGCTGAGGCTGCTCGGCGCTCCGTCCTATCGGCTGGAAACGTCACCAGGGAATGAGCAGTGGGGCTATCTCTTCGATGAGCCGCTGCAGGATCGCTTCGCGGGTGAGCTGCTTGTGGACGCGATGGTGAAGGAAGGTCTGACCATCACCGGGAACGATCCCGGCATGAAGGGAGTGACGCGATACGTGCGGCTCCCGGTCGGTCGGAACGGGAAGGCGATCTATGGGGCATCAGGCTTCGCGACGATCCTCCGGGAATGGGCTCCGGAGCGCCGCTACAGCCCTGCGACCCTCGCCGCACCCTTCGGTATCCCCGACCTCGCAGACGCCGCGAGCGTGGCCCGCAGGCGTGCGGAGATGGAACGGGAGGGGCTGGACGGTCGGGGGGAGGATGCGCTGCTGCATGCGCTCGACATCCTTGGCCTCGTGAAGTTCACGCGGCACCGGGGGGACGTGGTTGATATCACCTGCCCCTTCGTTGGTATGCACACGATGCGTGCCGACAATGGGACTGCCTATATGAAGGATGGCGGAGGGATCGCCTGCCATCACGGCCATTGTCAGGGGAAGACGCGCGGCGAGTATGTGAAGAAAATCTGCGAGGAACTTAGCGCACTCGGCACTCCGGAGGCTGAGAGCGCGATCTACAATTTGACCTCGTTGGCCAATCTTCGCCGGTCGCTTCGCGTCGCTGCCATCGGCCTCATGTCGCGCGGCGCTGATGATGTTGCTGGCCGCGTGATGCAGATCGCCCGCGCTGACATCGATGATGAAGACGTGGCGCACGCGGAGGTCAATGCGGCGATGCGTTGGGCGCGCGAGACGAAGGCGATGGAGGCTGCGCGCCCGACAGAGTTCCCGAAGAGCGGGAGGGATGTCGTGGCCGCAGTGAAGGGGACAATTACATTCAAGTGGGAGCGCATGTGAGATGGCGCGTATGATTGCCGAATGGCTCGGCGCGGGGGAGCGCACGGAAAGCCGCCCGACCTCGCTTCTCATGGAGCGCGGCGTGCGCGTCTCGCCTCTCTATGAAAGCACCCATCATCGCGAATGGCTCGCCGCGAAGAAGGCGGAAGCCCGCAGCCCGACCATCGCTGTCGTGCGGTCGGTTCGCACTGACGGCACCTGGGAAGACGTGGAGATCATCAAGTTCAATGCTGGCGTCCCGGAGGTCGCTGGCCTGGAACCAGCGGAAGTGACCGCCTTCCGGGACGCCTATGCGGCAGTGAAGATTGGCGTGGCGAAGAGTGCGGACCTCGATGGTGCTCCGCCGGATGCCACCAATGCGGAAATTGCGGAGGCGCTGCGGATGCCTCCGGAGGCGCGCGAGGGTGAGGTGTTCTTCTTCCGCGATGCAGGAGGCGCTGTGGTCTTCGCGCACCAACGTGTCGAGGTGGATGGGCGAAAGGTCTATGTGGCGTGGCACCTGCGGGAGATTGATGGCGAGCCGGTCTGGTTCGCATCGGAGCCGGAGGGACCGCTGCCGCTCTATGGCGCAGATCGGCTCCCCGGCGCCGGGGGGAAGGTGGTGGTCATCCATGAGAGCGCGCGGGCGGCGGAGTTTGGACAGCGGATCGCTGATGGGCACGAGCCGGATCACATCTGGGCAGAGGAACTTGCCGGAACGGTGAATGCCGGGTGGATCGGTGGCGCGTTGAATGTGGAGAGGATCGACTGGGCGCCAGTGAACAATGCGCTCGCCTCGCGCGTCGTGATCGTCGCGGACAATGATGAGGAAGGATGCGCGGCTGTTCCGAAGATCGCGAAGGCGCTGTTCCTTCCGACCTACGCCATCTGCTTCCACAATGCGTTCCCCAAAGGCTTCGACATGGCGGAACCTTATCCGGAGGCGGCGCGCTTGACGCATGACGGGAAGCGGAAGCCGCTGCACCTTCAGCGCCTCTCAATCATGGAGCGTTTCGCAACGTGGGCAACAGACATCTACCATTTGCCCGGCAGCACGAAACGCCACTTCCGCGTTCGTCGGCCCTTCGCTCGCGAGGTCGCCTACATCAAGACGCTGGACCGCTACGTGGTTCGCTCGCAGCCCGACCATCTGTTCAAGCCGATGGAGTTTGATCGAACCTTCCGCGCCTATTCCGACACCTCGCAGCTGAGTGGCACGGTGGTGGAGGATGCTGAGACAATCTTCGACAAGCTGACCTTCAAGCCGGGCAATATGTCGCGCGAAGTGATGCTTCCGAACGGATCGAAGGCCATCAACACTTGGCAACCTTCCCTGATCCCCCGGCGCCGGGGTGACACGTCTCTGTTCGAGGGGTTCATGCGCTACCTCGTGCCGGGCGAGGAAGACCGCCTCAACCTCCTGCGGCTCATCGCGACGATGGTGGCCCGCCCTTCGCAGCGCATCATCTTCTCAGTTCTGTTGATCTCCATCGCTGAGGGTGTTGGGAAGAACACGCTGACTGACGCGATCCTCAAGCCTCTGGTTGGCGAGCACAATACGAGCGTCGTTGGTGAGAGCGGCATCACTGGCTCCTTCAACGGATGGGCGGCCAATAAGCGTCTCGTGATCGTCCCGGAAATCTATGAGGGTCATTCCTTCACGACTGCCAACAAACTGAAGTCGATAGTGACAGATGACGAGATCATGGTGAATGAGAAGAACCAGCCCTCATACAACCTCGACAACCACATCACCTTCTTCGCCTGCTCCAATTCAATGGAGGCTCTGAAGATCGCAGAGGTGGATCGCCGCTGGTTCGTGCCAGGCCTCACTGACACCCCGGCGCCGCGTGAGCTGTTCGTGAAACTCCATGCGGCGCTCGCATCCGGCGACCTTCTGCCCGCCATCATGGATTGGGCGCACACCTATGGCCACTATGTCGAGGGAGGGGAGACGGCGCCGGGGAGCGCGATGAAGGCGGAGGTCATCGCTGGCAGTCGGGGAAGCACTGACGCTTCGCTTAAAAATCTCATCCGTCTCGCGCAGTCGGCATCGGTCGCTGCGGATGAGCATGGCGAGCCGGTCGCCTACCGCGCGCGGCTGAAGGAGATGATGGGGAAGCTGCCGACCGATGGCCGCATGAATGCGGAGGGTCGTGCCGCCAACAAGGCAGCATGCGAGTTCCTTCAAGGGATCGTGGACGGTCTGATCCCCTCCATCAAGAAGACCTATCCCATCCCTCTGGCGATGACCTCGCGCGAGGTCGCGGCCCACCTGAAGAAGTGGCTGCTGCCGGGTGAGCGTGACTACCTGAAGGAGCCGACGATCCGCAGCATCATGAAGAAGGCGAAGATGGTGGACGCTGTGAAGGCGGGCATCGACGTTGGTGAGCAGCGCGAGCGGGTCATGCTCAATGCCGAGGCTGCGGCGCTCGTGGCTCGTGCTGAGGCGGAGTTCGATGGGGATGACCCGGAGCCGATGAAGCGCGCACTCTATCGCGCCATGCTCGTGTTCCCGTCGCGGGTCATGCGTGCGCCGCTCGTGGACAGTGGTGAGGGTGAGTATCGCCCTGCCCAGGAGGTCAACCCGGAATGGGAGGCGGATGCGTGACGGTGGCCGCCCGTCCTTTGGTCCTTTGGTTCAGGATCGGCGCGGCGCCGGGCAGCTTCTTCGATCAATGCGAGGGGATCGGAAGCACCCGGCGCCGCGCCGGAATAGGGGAATACTTCCGCCAGCAACTAACCCTTCATCCTTTACCCTAGATATATGTTTAGTTGATAGAGGGAAAAAGAAGTGAAGTAAGTAACCCGAAATTCCCTCTCTCTATTTTCCCCTATATAGGTTTCGGCCCATCTAGGGTGAAGGATGTAGGGAAGACGCGATCCCCCCCCGGCGCCGCGTAAACCAGGCACAACCTCGCTTTTCTCGCGGGACGAGACGAACCGAGGCGGAGCGCCAGGCCGAAACCGGAGGGTGACCCTCGCGTCTTTTTTATTCGACGCCCGTGGCCGCTCGTGCCTGCCAGCCGCCCGCCGGGAGCCGAGAGGCGGGACCGACCGACGCAGGCCTAGGCGCCCACCGCAAGCCCGCCGCGCAGCCTTCCGCCGCCCTGCCTCCCCCGCGCGCCGGATCGCCGCGATAGGGGTGGGGCCGGAATGTTCCGTAGGGGGGGG